GGCGGCTGCGGCCTATGTGAGCCTGACCGAGGGGATTTCCGGCACGATCGGGGCTGCGATCAAGTTCGAAGACACGATGAGCGATATCCGCAAGGTCGTTGATTTCGATACGCCGCAGCAGTTCAAGCAGATGGGCGGCGACATTCTGAAGATGTCGCAGCAGCTTGGCATGTCGACCTCATCGATCGGTGCCATCGTGGCGAACTGGGGGCAGGCGAATGCGAAGCCCGAAGAGCTGCTTGCCCTGACGCAGCTGACGGCCGAGGCCTCCGTTGCCTGGGAGACGACGGCGGCACAGACAGGCGACGCGCTGGCGAAGATCCGGACCTCGCTCGGACTGACCGTCGACGAGACGCGGCTGGTGGCGGACGCGATCAATTTCCTTGGCAACACGTCGGCTTCCGGCACCAAGGATCTGTTGGCCTTTTCGCGGGGTCTCGGCTCCGGCAAGCTGGCCGGTTTCGCTGCCAAGGAGACCTTGGCTTTCGGCGCGGCCATGATCTCGTCGGGCTTCGAGGCCGAGGTGGCTGAAACCAGTTTCCGCAACATGGCCTTCGCGCTGACGGCGGGAACCAAGGCGACAAAGGAACAACGCAGCGCTTATAAGCGGCTCGGCTTCGACGGCAAAAAAGTGTCGAAGGCGATGCAGAAGGATGCGGTCGGCACGACGCTGGCCGTGCTTGATGCGATCAAGAAGCTGCCGAAGGACGAGCAGGGCGCGATCGCGGCCTCGCTGTTCGGCAAGGAAGCCCGCGCCATCCCGGCGTTGCTCAACAATCTGCCGGAGCTGCGGCGTCTGCTGACCGGCGTTGCAGACGACACGAGCTATGCCGGATCGGCGCACAAGGAATTCCTTGTGGCGATGGAGAAGACCTCCGCCAATCTGGCGAAGTTCAAGTCCGTGCTGTCAGGCATCGGTATCGGCATCGGGCAGCTGGCCTTGCCGACGCTGAACGACTGGATGAAGACGCTGTCGGATACGCTGCTGACGCTCGATCAGCGGGTGACGATCTTCGACAAGTTCGGCAAGGGCATCTCCGGCTTTATGTCGGGGCTCGGCTTTGAAGGTTCGTCGATCGGCGATCAGTTCGGCAAGCTCTATGACGGAATCTTCGGTCGGATTGCTGACTTCGAGAAAGATACCGATCGTCTCGGCGCTATCTTTATGGAGTTCCGCAACTACGGTGCGGCCGTGCGGGAATTCGGCTCGGCAATCGGTCAGTCGATTGGCGACGTGGAAAAGTTCTTCAATCTCGATCCCGGCACAATCGGCGAGACGCTGGGCATGCTCGGCGAGAATGGCTTCAAGCTGGCGGCCGCCGCTGTCGGAATCACGTTGGTGGCCGGTGCGCTCGGCAAGCTCGCACGAGCCCTGTTGTTTCTATCGGGCGTGAGTACCGTCATCGGTGGCGCGAAGGGGATTGGGAAGTTGTTCGGCGCCCTGGGAGGCCTCGCCGGCAACGTGCCCGGCGCCATCCCCTCGGTAAAGACGCCCAAGGTGCCGACCGCACCCGGTGGCGCTGGTATTCTGGCCCTTCTCGGCAGCCGTGCAACGCTGTGGACAACGGCTGCACTGTCACTTTACGAGGCGCTGAATTCGGTGCCCCACGAGGGGTATGCCTCATCGAGCAAAGAAGATCCCGAATGGTTCGCGAAACGGGAGGCCTACCGCCGCCAGTTTGGCGAGGTGGTTTGGGAAGGTGGCATGCATCGTGCGGGCCGCGGTGCCGGTCCTCAGCCCGCTCTGGACCCGAAATCGACAGCGGCGGCCATTGTCGAGAACTGGCCGGCCGGTCATCGCAAGTCGTCAGAATCCGAGCGATATGCCGACAGCATGCGAACGGACTTTGGCGAACGCGCCAGGATGGGCGTCACCAGCTGGTTCGATCGACTTGAAGCCTGGTGGAAATCGCCTCCGAGCGCACCGACTTTTCCCGGCAAGGAAGCCGACGATGTTTACTCGCCCCCGGTCGCTCCGCAGGGATCGGGAAACTACTGGCTCGACTCGATCTTCGGTGCTGGCGGCAATAACCAGGTGGATGGCGGGGGTGGGAATGACGCGCTTGGAACCAAGAGCGTCACGATCTCCGGCACGCCGACTGTCACCCTGACCAATCCGCCGCAACCGACCATCATCAATGTCAGCGCCAGTGTCGTGGTCAACGAGGCCGCCGATGGCGCGACGGTGGCGCGGGAATTCGCGTCGTCGGTGAAGACGGCGATTGCCGGCACCCATGGCGATATGAACCACCAGGCGCATGCCTGAAGACATCCGCGCTCGGCGGTACCGGGCTTTCACCAAGGAGAAGTCGCATGAGCGAACCAATCAAGATGCGCGCGAAAATGCAGATCACGGAGGTCAATCGCTACAGCCAGCAAGATCGACTGAAGATGGTCGCGGTGGCGCGGAGTGGGGGCTATCCGGACGATGGTTCCGATGAAGACAACAGCTACGCGAAGTTCTCGCCGCAGGGCGAACTGACGATCACGATCGCCAATCCCGCATTGCTGGGCAAGTTCGAGCCGGGGACCAAGTTCTATCTCGACTTCACTCCTGCATCGTAATCAAAAGGGAACGGCCGCATGCTCTACCTGCTCGGCACATTGAGGGTCGACACGCGGCCGTTTCCGATCGACTCGATGGAACGGACGGCGGATGCGTCGATCGTTTCCAAGCCGGTGATCGGTGCGGCGCAGCCCAAGGAATTCACCGGCGAGGGTGAAGACGAGATCACGATTTCGGGCGAAATCCTGCCGCATCGGATCGGCGGGCTCAACCATCTCGAGACGGCGCACGAGATGCGCCGGGCCGGCACACGGTTCTCACTGCTGCGCGGCGATGGCTGGCGCCCCGGCTGGTATGCGATCACGAAAATCAACGAGAAGCACTCCGACCTGATGCGGGACGGCGTCGGCTTCAAGGTCGCGCATACGATCACCATGGTGAAAACCGGCATGGATTCCGGCGGCGGCCAGCAGGTCATCTCCGGCTTGCTGAATTTGTTCAAGGCGTTTTGACGCCGGCCAAACTTCCACCCATCGATAGCGAGCGCGCGATATGGAAACCATCACCATCAAGGGCGAGGGGATCACCCTCGACCTGTTGCTGTGGCGCAAATACGGCGTGCGCGGCCGCGAGCTGGTCGAGGCCACGCTGGCGCTCAATCCCGGACTTGCCTCGGTAGGGCCGATCCTGCCTATGCTCACGGTCGTGATCGTGCCACCGCTGCCGGCCGAGAGCCGGACGCCGGTGAAGCTAGTGACGCTTTTCCCGCCGAGGGCCGCCTGATGCCGTGGATCGTCGATTGGCAGGTCAACGTCAACGGGCAGGACATGTCCTCCGGCATGGCGCCTTACCTGATAGACATAGAGGTTGTCGACAAGGCGGGTTCGTCGTCGGACAGCTGCGCGCTCAAGCTCGACAATTCGACTGGCGCGATCGCGTTTCCAGCCGAGGGCAGCTATGTCAGCGTCGGTTTGATGGGAGTGCGTGTCTTCGAGGGCACGGTCGACGACACCAAGAGTTCTGGCAGCCGCGGCGGCGGGCGGATCATTACCGTCAATGCCAAGGGTTTCGACACGCGCGGCAAGGCCAAGGAAGGCCAGAGCTTTCACAAGGACGACAGCTCGCTCTCCGACTTCCTGCAGGAATCCGCCAAGCGGGCCGGCTATTCGATCAGCGTCGATCCTTCGTTGGCGTCGAAACAACGGCCGTACTGGTATGCCGATGGCGAGAGCTTTCTCGGGGTCGGCGAGCGGCTGGCGCGCGAGTTCAACGCCACCTTCAAGATCCGCGGGACGCAGGCGATTTTCGTGCCGCGCAATGCGACGCTGCTCGGCAGCATCGCCGGCGTTGTCGGCCAGAACGTCATCAACTGGGACATCTCGCCCTATACCGGCCGCGGCGCCTACACCAAGGCAAAGGCGCGCTGGTTCGATCGCAAGACCGCGAAATTCGAAGAAAAGGATATCGAGGTCGGATCCTCGCGGCCGCTGCCCGAGAGCACCAATGTCATCCGCTCGCTGGCCGCCGACGAAGGGCAAGCCACCGACCTTGCCGAGGGGCGCAAGAGCGAGGCCGAACGCGAGGGCGGGCAGGGGAGTGTCGAGCTCGACCTGACGCCATCGGCGCAGGCCGAGGCGATGTTCACGCTGACAGGCGCCGGTCCCGGCGTCGATGGAACCTACCGGATCGAGACCGTGAAACACCGCGCCAACCGGTCTGGCGGCGCGACGACAAGTCTCGATCTCAAGCAGCCGCAGGTCAGCGGCTCCGCCTGACCGGGCGACTCTCACAACACAGCAAGAGGACTTGGCATGGCTACTGACAAAGTCTCCATATCGCAGGGTCGCGGGACCGACATAGCCGCCGACTTCATCAACAGCATGTACTATCAGCGGGTGAAGATCAGCATCGGGCCGGATGGCCAGGCGGCTGATCTTTCCTTCGGGCAGAAAGCGATGGCAGAATCGCTGTCGGTCTCGCTCGCTACCGACCAGCCGTCGCTGCCAGTCAACCAGGTGTCGGCCGCCTATGACGTCAAGGCCACCGTGACGCGGCCGGCCAACCAGACGCCTTACTCGGCCGGCGACGTGGTTGGTGGCGCGTTCCAGTTCACCGGGGCAGGGCCGACGGGTGGCGCGCCTGTGATGCTGACCGGTGCCGAGCTGCCGATCGATATCGCGACGCTGCCATCGGGAATGACGGGCTGGCGCCTGCATCTCTACAGCGTCACGCCGCCCTCGGCGCTGGCCGACAATGCGCCGTGGACGCTGCCCTCGGGCGACCGAGCGTCCTACCTCGGCTTCATCGAGCTGGGCACGCCGGAGGCGTTCGGCGCCACCCTTTATGTCGACGCCAGCAACGTCAACAAACAGGTGAAGCTGACCAGCGGCAACCTGCATGCGTACCTGATGACAAAGGGCGGCTTCACGCCGGCGGCCAACAGCGAGGTCTATCGGCCGACGCTGCACACACAGGCGGTGTGACGATGGCCCAGACACTCAAGAAAAAGCGGCTGCTTGGGCTCGTTTCAAACACATCTGGGGGTGACTTAGGTCTCCCCTTTATGTTGCTAACTTCCTGATCACGTGAGAGCATCACACTCTCACCGTGGAGGGGTTGTTTTGCTTACGAGGATTGTCGCGGTCATCTTCGCCATTCTCACCGTTGGTGTTGCACACGCCGCCGAAATCTATCGGCGCGGTTCCGGTGACGAGACGCAGATTGTCATCAAGGGCCCAATGCTCATCGAAGACGTGGAGAAGTTTCGCGCGGTATTGTCGAGCGTTGCTGCCGGCACGGTAATTCTTCAAAGTGATGGCGGTTCCGCCTATGCAGGGATAGAGATCGGAAAAGCAATCCGGATGCGCGGACTCACGACACGGGTGACGTCGCAGGATGGCCCATGTTTGTCGGCATGCGCGTTTGCTTGGCTTGCTGGAACCCCTCGCTCGCTAACGAGCACGGCGCAAATTGGCTTCCATGCGGCTTATGAAATAGTTAATGGTCAGCCGATACCGGTGGGAGCAGGGAATGCTTTGATAGGCGCTTACCTTCGAGATATAGGCCTATCGGACGACGCAATCTATTTCGTCACTCAGGCTAGACCAGATCAACTCAAGTGGCTAACCGAAAGCGATGCGAAGAGCATTGGCTTGGCAGTCAAGGTGGTCAATGATCGGGAAACCGCGGAGCCCTCATTGTTACTGCCAAGAGTTGAGCGGGGCAATCCGGAGGTCGCAGATTGGTTTCTCCCGCGTGGAGATCTACCCGTTCCCGCGCCGGCTCCGCGAAAAGAAACGTCGTTTGAAAAGATATTCGTCGCCAGAAAAACAGCTGATGGTCGTTGGGCGCTTGCCTTCGGATACCTAATTGAAGGCGACCCCGTTGATCTGCATGAGAGGACATTCAAGACAATCGCGGGCTGTCGAGCGGCGTGTGAGGCGATGAAAATTTGTATGGCATTTAGCTATAACGAACGGGAGAGTGACTGCTACCTTAGGAGTAGAATTAGTTACGCGGCTGCCAATGATGACTTTAAGTCAGGTTTCGATCCGAGATTGAATGTAGAATTTCGAGAATAGAGAGCTGGGTACTTTTTGCCGCCGCCCTGATCAATTGGCACATGACGAATAATGAGCTGCCGCCTGCCGTCTCTTGCTCAAAGCGATGCGTTGGGGAGGGGTAGATGGCTGCAGAGCAATGGTCACCGGAAGCCGTAGCGACCTTAGGCACGCTACTTGGCACGATTGTTGGCTTCGCGGGCAACTTAGTGTCTACCGCGTTTCAACAGTGGCT